GCGGGTCTGACGGGCGTAGAGGTCATCGAGTGTGTCCAACTCATCCGCAAGGAACTGCTGCTTGTTCGCGGCAGCCCGTGTCGGATCGACGGTGTACATGGCCTCGGTCTCAAGGCGACGCAGTTCGTCGATGGAGCGACCCACCTCGCGCTCAAGGAGCGCGTACACCTTCATGTACTTATCCGGCGCCGATGCGATGTTGTCGATCTGGCCCTGGATCTGGAGGTCTGTCAGTTTCTTCGCTGCTGACTTGTTCAACTCCTCCAGCGCGTTGATTGCGTCTCGTTCGCCCAGCCCGGCTCGCATGACGTAGCCAGCCTCTTCGTAGGTCTTTGCCTCGGAGAGGATCTTCGCCACCTGGGGGCGCACGGGAAGGTTCTCGATGACCGAGTGATCCATGATCTCGCGGAGTGTGCGGGTCTTACCCTCGCCAGGAGACACAACCCAGTCGATGAAACGCTCGACGGGCGACGCGTCCTGTAGGTACGCGGCGCGTGTAGCCTCCTGATTGGCGACAATCTTGCGGCTGAGTTCGATGGCCTCAGGACTGCCGTACAGGGTCGCGGCTTCATCAGCCTTGCGAGCAAGGTCAAGTGGGCGCATGACGGCCTGCATGCGGTTGATGCGTGACGTCATGGCAGAGGCATCTGCCGCATTCTTGATTGGGCCAGCCCCGATACCCAGCATGTGCGAGACACGGACACCCTTGCCCACGGGCCCAAGCAGCCACAGCGGATCCCAGATCACCGAGACACTTGCGCCGACAGAACCTGACAACTGGGAGGAGAAGTAGTCCTCCTCAAAGATTCCTTCGCGTAGCGCGGCATCGTAGATGCCGTCGCCAAGATTCTTCCAGGGGGCGTTGCCGTTGGTGAGGGCCTCGTTGTACCCGACGCTGAACTCGCGCATCGGGTCCCAGTTGCCCTGGGTGACGCCTTCGATGATCTGACCGCCAGCAACGAACGGAAGGAACGAGGATCCAGCGAACGTGCCAGCGCGGACGCCAGCAGAACCGAAGCGGCTAGCCAGATCGGTCAGGGTCATCTGACCGGGAGCAACGGACTTGGCCTCGTCCCACGATGCACCGCGAACGCCGCCAGGAATGGCGGCAACCGACCATGTGTAGGACGGGATGATGAAGTCTTCGTACGCAATAGTCAGTGGATCGAGGATGGCCTTAGTGAGAACCTGGCCCGTCATCTCCAACGGATTCCATGACCAGTACCAGCCCTCATCCGCCGTGGGCAGAGTGAGCGTGTACTGGCTGTAAGCACCGGATGCCGCAGCCATGATCTGCTGCTTCTCCTCGTTCGACACCTTCGGGTCGAACAGCGTCGCAAGAACGTTGTTGGAGTCGGGAACGACTCCACTGTTCTTGATGAAGTTGAAGACCTCCGCTTCCTGCGGAGTGATCGAGCGCGGATTGGCGGTGTCGAACTCAGGGAAGAACTGCCCGGCCTTGTACTCAGGTACAGCGCCAGGACCCGCAACGCTCTTCGGGTAGTTAACTGCGTTGCCACCGAGATAGATGGAAAGATCCTCCATCGCCATCTGCTCGGCCTGCTGATCCATCGCGATGCGCTCAGGCTCAGACAGCGGGCTCAACTGCCCGCTCTCGCGACGCTGATTGAGGATGTCTTGAATGGCCTGAGCCTTAGCGGCAGCGAACTTCGACTCCGCTTGAACCGGATCAAGTGATCCGATCTGTCCCGTCAGCGGATCGACAATCCCGGGGATCTCCACGCGAGTGGCATCCGCACCGGATGATGAACCGCCGACGAGGAGTTGCTGCGCAGTGGGTGTCTCGCCAGCGGCAGCCTGAGTGGCTGCCTCGCTAGTGAGCGGGAGAACCATCTTCGTACTCGGATCCAGATACCAGTTCTGGATCTGCGTGCTCTGAGTCGGAGCGGCGTTAGATACGCCGGGTCGCCCGGCGCGGTAGCCCCACTGCAAGTTTGCGGGGGCAGTACTCATGCCAAACCAGCGATTGATCGAGTCTGAACTGAACCGCTGCGTGGTACGCGCGGTGTAGAGGGAGCGTTGCGCACCCGTCAGGTTCGGCGGAACCCACTGATCAGGGAACGAAACGAAGGAGGTGTTCCAGGCACGCTTCTGCTGCTTGATCCACTTAGAGTCTGCTCGGGAACTTTGGCTGTTCTGTGGCGGCACGGCTCTGCCTCCTTCCCGTAGTCACTCGGATGAACTCGCTGCGCTCATCCGCACTCCTCCACGGGATCATGGAAAGCCAGACGACGAGGGGGGCGTGCTTCACGCCGAACGCCTCAGTGAAAGCGGCTGCGTTGTCTTGAAACCGCTCAACTGTTGCCATTGAACGCCTTGATGTAGGAGACAAGGGCGCGGAAGGAACGAGGCGCGTCAGGTCGCTGCGCCATGCGCTCCATCATGGGCATGTATGTGCCGATGCTGCTCATGTCCTTCATGGCCTCTTCGCGACGAAGAGACCCAGGGCCAGGCCCCGGGCCCAGTGCGGCACCAGCCGACACGGGCTCATCCGGTCGATCCGAAGGAGCCAGCAATGATGGGGGTGGAGCCATGCCAGGCTCCTGCATCATGGGTGCACCCTGCTGAATGGCCTGGAACTCCTGCTGCTCACCGTAGGCAGGGTTCGGCAACTGCATTGCAGGCTGTCCATCGGTGCGCTGTGACAGTGCACCCGGTCCCGAGACGGGAGCGGGGTTCGCTGGGGCTCTGTATCCACCCTGTTCAGCCATCCTGCTCACCACCTTCGGGGAGTTGCTTGATCGTCTCGATGGAGTCCTCGATGAACTCCTGCTTGTCTAGGTCTGCCCACTCCTGGGCTGACTGGCCCAGGGCCAGTTTCGACAGGGCAGTGAAGTGATCTGCTGCTGCGGACGCAATGTCCGCTGCGAATCGGAATGCGGTAGCCGCAGTATCGGAGTTGTGCCACGGAGTAGCGGGGACTTCCTCGACCTCATCGATCTCAGCGAGGATCATCTCGATGTCGTCGTCGTCCACGAATGCCTCCTACCACTTCACTTTGTCGGCCCAGTAGGCCGCGCTCAACTTGCCCTTCGCGATGTTCTTGGCGTGACGAGCCTTGAATGAGGCTTGACGCTTCGTGGGTTGCTTGTCCCCGGTCACGCCCTGCTGACCGAAGCGGATCGTCTTGACCTGATCGCCGACCTTGGCGACAACGACATGGCTCTTGGTCGCGTGGCTGGGCGTCTTCTTTGGCTTGTTGTAGCCGGATACCCCCGCCCTTTCCAGGCGGGGGTCCCGACCAGCCTTCTTACTTGCCACGCTTCTTGACCGGAGCGGACTTCTTCGGGCCCTCGGCACCCAGGTACTTTGCTGCCTGCTTCGTGGTCAGTTCAACGTTCTTGCGGGCAGCCTTGGCGACGCGACGAGCCTCAGGCTTCTTTCGACTTGCAGCCACCGTGTCTCCTTAGCGAACAGAGTTGGGGTTGGCGGGGATATCGCCGGGCAGCGAAGGCTTGATGCGCTCGCCACCGTCCGGTGAACCGCCAGTGGGGATACCCGCGTCGCGGGTCTCGGGAACACTCGGGGCGGGCTTCCATCCGCCCTGTGCAGCAAGAGGCATTGACCTCTCCTTTCGTTAGGCGGGTAGTGCCCGCACGGTTCGGGAGGCCATTGAGGCTCTCCCTCCATCACTGAGTTGCGCCAGAAGTTCAGCCATAGGCCGTGGCGCTCCACCGCCGCCACCCAGCCGCATCGGACTTGGGGGTCCGCCCAGTGGACTGGGCTCCGCTGCGGGCATGTCGGGTGACTCGACGGGGGCTGGGGGAGTGAAGGCCGCTGATGCGGCCTCCTCGATGGGAGTGCCCTTCTTCCTGGCCTCCACGAGGTCAGCGATCACCTTGACTACCTTGCTCGGGTCTTCACCCGTGGCAGCCATCTGTGGGATCGCCTGCGAATACGCCTGCACGGCGGAGAGCAGCGAGTCACGCAACTTCTCCACATCGATAACGCGCTCTTCCTCTGCCACGTTCATGTTCACGGGGAGGTTGCGTCGCACGAAGGAGCGTGAAGTGAGCCCAGCGCCCAGTGCCTGGAGGGACCAGACCAGGGAGCGGTTCGGATCCATGCCTGCCATGACGCCGTGCTCAAACGAGACGCCGTAGGAACCGCGAATGTCACGCGAAGGCGTGTACTTCACGGTGTACGGGGAGCCGTTATTCGCTCCGCGAATCTCCTTGGGCGTATCGCCCCACTTCACCTCATCGACCTCAAGGGCCATGCTCAGTGCGTCCGCGAGTGCGGAACCCAGCACCGACTGGAACACCTTGATGCGGGAGTCGAACCCGCCCATGAGTGCCTGGATCCCACGACCCGTCACCACTGACGCATCGACGTTGCCCGTACGAGCCTCGGGGAACCGGGCCGCTTCGCGGACCTCGTCACCCAGGGAACGGTCGGTGATCAGCGCCGACTGCGGCAACTCCAGCGGAATGCGGCGAATGCGCTCCGGGGTCTGGCTGCGGATGAGTGCATCCGGGCCGAGAGCGAACTCCTGCACATCGTTGGGGATGGCAATGGGTGCCTCGACTGCCTTCTGCGTAGCCTCAAGGCTGAGAAGCGCCAACTGGGCGCGAGCAGCCCACACCCAGATCGCATCGTCGTACGAGCCGCGCATCTCGCCATCGAGCGTCGGACGCACAGCGACCGACACGGGCACACGACCCAGCGGGTGCATCATGTAGTCCAGCACCAGGCCCGCATAGTCGGGCAGCATCAGGTAGATCGAGCCGTCACGGTCGAAGAACTGCACGACCTCGACCCAGTGGTCTGAGGTGTCCTCGCCGAAGCCAACCGTCTTGATCAACTTGTTGCGGTGCTCGGGGTACAGGTACGCCAACTCCGACGCCTTCTTGCGCCAGGAACGGGCGTAGCCCGTGACGTTCAAGAATCGATCCCGCTCCACATAGGTGCCTCTGGCGTCGTCTACATGGATGAATGGAATGTTGCGCTCATAGTCGCACTCGATGCGGAACGGGACGAAACCATAGGTGACCAGATGGTCAGCAGCCTTGATGAGCGTGTCACCAAGACCAGACTCAAAGACGTAGCCGTTGATGACGCGGGTCAACTTGTCGGCGCGTGAACGCTTCGACTCATCGAGCGTGGAGTCGCCAAACGCGGAAAGCGTCGGCATGACGCCCACCATCTCGGAGGTGTCCTGCGCGGCAATGTCAATGGTGTTGGCGATGATCGGGGAGGGCCAGTCCTCAGGGAACAGGCCCTTGAAGACCTGGGCTGCACGGCCTGTACGAACAAGATGAATGGCGCTCATTCGCGCGTCGCGCTCGGCATTGCGGCGCTTCATCACCTTGAAGCGATCTAGTTCCGCCTGTGCGTACTCTGCCATGCCACCTCCTTAGATCCAGTTGGCTGCTTGCTCATGCTGCATGTACTCCGTCAGGTCGATTACCTGGCGGCGATCCTTTGCCCTGCCTGACAGGAACTTGTTGTTGACTGCGTGGAATGAAGATCCACGCCGGGTCGTCTGGATGACCTCGCGTGCGCGGGTCTCGCAGAACCACAGCGCCATCACTGTGTCCTGTCGCCGCTTCGACACGGGAAGTTCGGGGTTCCACGAAACCAGTTCCTCGATGAGAACCTTTACCCCAGACGAAGTAGAACTAGGCAGCGAGAGCAGATTGTCACCTTGATGTCTCGAAGGAGTGCCGGGCCCACCAGAGGTCCGCGTACCGAACAGACTTGACATCGAGGCCACGCCGAAATCCGGGTCATGCTTGTCGCGACCAGTGAACGTAGGCCGGAGAATGATGCCCTTGTTCGCCAGGTACTGAGTGATCTCTTCATCACGGGCAAGAAACCCCTGGAACGCATTAGCCTCAATTACCCACTCATTCGGATGGTACGTCTCGGTCATCTGCTCGATCAGGTTGCGGATCTGGGAAGGCGTAGGTCCCTTGATGGTCTGCACATCCAGAACCAGGCGGCGACCGGACTGACGATCCACCGCGTAAGCGACCACTGCGGTGGTCCCGGCAACAGCCGGGTCCATCCCGCAGATCGTGTAGTAGCCCATCGAGTCGGCAAGAGGGCCAACCCGGCGACCACCGTCAATTGCGCCCCGGACACACAGCGTGTCGAACACAGCATCCTCAGGTACGTCGGCCTGCTGATACACCAGCGACCAACGCCTAGGCCCAACCTCATTACGCACCGCGTTCATACGCGGGCCAGTCCAGCGCGGGAAGAACTCCTTGCCGTCGATCACCTCAACGGGCTCGTCGTCTTCCACGAACGGCTCATCGGTGAGGGGCCAGAGCGTCTCCCAGTCATCCATCTCCGGGGCATACTCCAGAACCGCAGGCATCGACAGGTACGTCCAGGGCACCTGACCATCGGTGTAGGTCTCCGGGTCCCGCAGGAAGCGGTAGAGATCTAGGGCGGCGACCCGG